TGAATCTATGATAATTTCATCTTCAACATCTTTAAATTTAGTTTCTCTATTATTAATAAATAAAGAAAACGAACCTTTTCCAAATATTTTTATTCTTGGTTCACTTCCATATCTCTCTGGATTAAAGAGTTGTTGAGGATGTAATAACTCAATCGCTCTTTCGCCTCCTATTCTGTATTTAAATGGGGCCATACTAACATCAAAGCTAAAGGGCACACCTCTCAAACTTGAAGCCTCACCAGAAAATGTAGGACTGTTAATGACTACTACTTTATAAATATACTTTGGATCATAATAGGGAATAAAATCAACATACTCCCCTCGAGTATCTAATGCACTTGTAATCAAATCTTCAATCCATTGTACTTCTCCTAAACTTGGAGAAACATAGAAACAATCAAGAGTTTGCTCCTCATTGGTATAATAGCCCTTATCGGAAAGAACAAGTTTATTTACTCCACTTACTTCGTCTAGAGTAAACATCCGTTGAGCTTTCTTTTTTTCCGGTCGTTTAGAAAGGAACATTTGAAATTCTTCGCTCCAATGTTCTCCAATTTTAAACCATCCGTCTAACATCTATCCAAGTCCTTTCTGTCTATTTAATTCTCCTAGCTTATACATCATATATTCCGCCATTTGATCCATTGTTTCTTTAGGCATAGCACCGTATGTAGTTAAATGAAGGTGGATTTCATCCTTAGTAGCTCCAAGTTGATTTGCAACTGCTTTTTCAACATAACCCATCAAGTCACTTAATGGAGCGACCGCTTCTTTCCCAGCTTCCCCTCCTACCATTAAAGAGTTTCCGTTTTGACCAAATACTGTAGGCTTAGTTAAAATTCCGCCTTTTGCAAACCAATCTACATCAAGATGTGGCACCGATGGAGGATTTAAACTGAAATTACCTTTTATAGAGAAATGTGGGAGAGGAGGCATATCAACTTTGGGAAAACTTAATTTCAATCCACTAAAGAAACCTTTTATTGTTTCTATAATTTGAGACACAGTATTCTTTGCTTCTTCAATTGGAGAAGTTATCGCAGATTTTATGCTATTCCATACATTAGTGGCTGTATTTTTTATTCCTTCAAAAATTCCGCCTATTGTATTTTTCATTCCATTAAAAACACTAGACATAGTACTTGCTATACCATTCCAAATGCCTGATAATGTCGAACTAATACTATTCCAAATACCTGAAATAGTAGAGGAAATAGCGTTAAAAATACCACTTGCGACATTCTTAATGTTATCCCAAACCCCACTTAAGAAAGCAGTTACTGTACTCCAAATAGATACGGTCGCATTAGAGATAGAGTTCCAGACCCCTTCCATAAAGGTGACAATAGGGGTAAAAATTGTGCTGGCCATTGAAACTATACTATTCCATCCATTCATTAATGCTTCTGAAATATAAGACCAAACTTCTGAAAGCTTAGTAGAAATACTATTCCAGATACCACTAAAGAACTCGATAATTGGAGTAAATATGACGGTAGCTAAACTTACTATCATATTCCAATAAGTCTTTAATAGTGATGTTATTACCAACCAAATTCCCTCTAGAACAGATTGAATAGTCATGAAAATAACAGTAATGATATTAATGATTGGAGTAAATATTGCCGTTGCAGTATCCACTATCGAGGACCACAAATCACTCAAAAATTCTGTGATTGAATTCCATACATTTTCAGTGATTTCTTTTATGCCATTCCAAAGATTACCCAACCATTTTGAAAAATCATTCCATTTTTGAGTTAACCAATCCGTTATGGCTCCCCAATTTTTTATTGCTACTATTATCCCAGATATGACTGTAATAACCCCAACAATGACTGCAACAACTATTCCAATCGTGCTTGAAAACATTACAAATAGCGCTGCAATACTCGCAATAATCGGAGTTAATATTGTTACTACTGCTATTAATCCGCCAAAGGACTCCACAAAGGTTTTGATAGGACCAGGTAACTTATTAAAACCATCCATCATTTTTCCTATGAAATCAAGTACAGGGCGTAAAGTATTTAAAATATCAGTGCCGATAGGCAATAGAGCTGCTTTGATGTCATTTAAAGCTGCTTGCCATTCTTGAGCCTGTGTTTTTTGTGTAGCCTCATCAAGTTTTCCGCTAACATTGTCAAATTCTGTCCCAATATTAAAAAGCGAGGTCCCCGCTTTAATTCCTAAATCTTCAAATTGTGAGGACAAGGCTGACAGTGCTACCTGTTGCTCACTAGGTGACATTTTATTCAAATCATTTTGAATAGATTGTGCAACATCAGCAACTGTTGCTTTCCCTGCTTGCCATTTCTTAAAGGTTTCTTGGGTTGCAGAGCTAAATGTTTCCATATTTGCTTCAAAAGAACCGTCCCCCAATCGGATTTGAAGTTCCTTTACAGCATCCGCTACCTTATCGGTATTCATGGCTCCATTTTTGAGACCATTTTGCATAATGGAAAGCATATCTTGGGCACTAAATCCAGCTTGTTGAAATAATGGCGCATACTCATTGAGTGTATCCATGAAGTCCCCAGATGAATTCAAGCCGTTTTTATATCCATCTGCGACTAAATCAAAAGCTTTTTTAGAATCAAGACCAAAGGCATTCATTAATTGTTGAGTGCCTTTAACATTCTCTTGAACATCTGTGCCTGTACGCTCACTAAGAGACATGACTTGAGACGTCAGATTGGCAAGGCTTATATTATCCAGGTCTCCGAAAGCTTGTTTCATTACTGCTGTAGCTTCCGTAGCTTCATCAATAGAATCTGTAACACCAGATTTGAAAACATCTTGAGCGACACCCTTTAAATTTTCAAGAGCCTGCCCACTAAGATTGGTATTAGCATAAAGTTTTCCGTAACTTTCGTCCGTTTCTAATGCAAAATCTTTAGCAGCTTCTCCGATTTCCGTAATCTTATCGCCAATTTCCGATAGTTGATCCGCAGCCTCAATGAGAACACCAGCTTTTACGTTACTCCCAACTTCTTCTACTGAATTTCCTAAATCGTCAAATTTATCTCCTAGACCTTTTGTTGAACCTCCTGCACTTTCATTACCTGATTCTACAGATTGTAAAGTTTGTTTGTAGTGGTCTAATCTTCCTTCAGTCGCGACAATTTCACGTTGAAAAGCACGATATTGTTCTTCTCCAATGTCTCCATTGTTAAATTGACGGTCTACATCAGCTTGTGCGCCCTTTAGCCCGTCGAGCTTTCTAGTAGTAATTTCAACTTGTTTAGAAAGGAGTTGTTGCTTCTGAGCAACCAGCTCTACATTACTAGGATTAAGCTTAAGCAATCGTTCAACATCACGAAGTTCCCCATTGACTGAAGTAGACTGTTTTGCAATATCTTTCAAACCATTGGTTACACCAGTAGTATCTGCACCAATTGCTACGGTAATCCCTTGTATCTTCTTGCCCATTAATCCTCCTTTCTAAAACGCATCAAAATCAGTTTGATTCGCTTTACGTTTCTTTTCTTTTTCGGGATTGTTATAGTCTACCCACTCCTGGATAAAATCTAAGCAATCTCCAATATCCATAATTTGCATATCTTCACTAGATAAACCGACTTGTTTGCAAATTAAAAGAAACGATTCTACAGTGAATATTTCACTGCTTGCCTCTGTTCCTGTATCTACTTTTTTTTAGTCTTTATTGAGTTTGAAATAAGATCTTGTAATTCTTTTGAAAATGATTCGATAGGAAGACTCTCTAAGCTATCCAACCATTCTAAAGGTTCTGGGATAGATTTATCAGCCGTTTTTGCATAGATCCAAACGAAATTATAAAGCAGTGATAAGTCAAGCATGGCTAAACTCTCCCAACTTACCTCAGACAAATCAAACTCATTTCCTGTACCTGTATCAAGAGATTTAGCGAGTTTCATCAAGTCTGCGAAATAATCTGAATGAAATTGCATTTTATAACGTAAAGGAGTCGCTGCGTTTGATGCCAAACGAATTATCGTATTGTTTACTTCAATTGTTTTTTCCATGAAATCCCCTTATTTTGAATCATTAACTTTTTTCATACGAGTAGTTTCCTCTGGATCTGGAGTAGTTTTCTCGTAAACTTTGTTGAACCACGCATCATATACTATTGGGTCTGAATCTGGGCGAGTTTTTGTTTTAACAGCTTTATCTGAAGGACGTGGGCTAGCTGAAAAAGTAAGTTGAGTAGTATTAGGATCTCCACTATCTTTGGTAGTGGATCCAACAGTTGGACGACTCGCTGTACAGTTATAAAGTACATGACGTGTCGCATGTTTATCACCCTCGAATTGGAACATTAGAGCGAATGGTGCTGTTTCTGCATTTGCATACTCCGTTTGGACCCCGTTTTCTACTTTTTCACCTAAGATATCTGTTTCAAAATCTTCTGGGAGTCTAGCAGTTGTCAATGTTCCGTCATAGCCTTGATTATTGCTACTTACGTAATAGTCAATATTATCAGCTTTAAATTTAATTAAATCACCGCTAGGTTCAAGTGATAATTCCACAGCCCCCGGCCATTTTTTAGGAGTGTCATAAGTTGTTTCTCCTGTTGTTAAATCTTGAATTGCTTTAGCATAATGAACATTTTCTAAGCCAAATTCAATTTTGTTTTTTTGTGGTTGTTCCGGCATTTTATGCCCTCCTTTTATATATTAATTTCGTATGCTCTTAAAAACATTTTTTCACTATCAATATAACTTTCATAAACCTCATAGATGATTTTATTTTCATCTAGCAGTTTTTCAAGTTTTTCCTCTTCTTTTACGTTTTTTAAATTGGAGTAAAGCTCAATAGTGACAGCTTTATTTTTAGAATACACTTGATTATCAGCCTTAAACCCTATCTCTTCATCGACATAATAAAGAATATATGGCAATAAAGGAACTTGTCCCACTGCCCATTGTTTATATCCAACTTTCAAATTAGTATTGTCAAGAATATTTTTTAATTCATCCAAAGTCATTGTCTTAGTCTCTTTTCTACACGACTTACGAAGTCTTGTGTAACTTGTTCTTCAACTGGTGCAATATGGACTTGTGGTGCTACACGCCCACCATCTCTTTTTGCGTGTCCTTTTTCAAGTACATGAGTGAGCCGATAAGTTGGTGCTTTTTGATAAATGATTTGATCACCATTTTTCAACTTCTTAGACGTCCAATTTTTAGCATAATCACCTTTTCTTTTTGGACTTGATGCTCTAAGTTGCTTGATACCTGATTTTGTGACATCTTTTTTTATGTCATCAATATCTTCAACAACATCTTTCATCCAATTCCTTACCTCTTTTTCAATAGCTTTAGACAAATCATCAAGTGAAATTCTATTCGCTATTAGAATCACCCACCTTTTTCCTACAAATTAACTCCAACTCCTCATTATTCGCTCTGTATGAACGAACAACCGTGAGAAGCTCATCTCTAAAAATTATCTGTTGCTCATTACTATATTCGAATGGATGGATAATCAGAGTGTGAGATAACTCAATACCTGATTGACCAGCTTGATAAAACTCAGAACGATTCATGGGTTTTTCGAAACCTAAAACTATTGTTTTCTTAATCTTAGGTATTTGTTGACCTAACGCATCTTCTGTAAAACCATCAGATAAAATAAGAGTAATTTCTTCATCCCACATCCTTTGCTCCTCTGTATTTAATAATCAAATTCCGCAAGCGATACTCAAGATTCCGTGGCATTGTTTCTCCGCCTTGATTTTTATAGCGAAAGGCAGCTAAATCGACAATAAACATGACATGCTCATCATTATCTGAAGAAAGCTGAATACCTTTGCTATTTTGCAGTTCGTCAATAATTGATTTAATGATGGCTTTTAACAAGTCATCACGAATATTTGTTCGATATCCTAATGTTGCTTTTAGCAAACTCAAGATATTTTCTTTATCCATCGCTTTCTCCTATTTTGATTTTACTGCTGCTTTAGCTTCGCCTCCAGATGGATCTTCCTCAGAGGTAAAAGTCACATAGAAACCTGCCGCAGTATCTGTCGCTTTAACATCGTAACGGATCACACCAGCGAGAAGTTTACCGTAGATGTTGTGATCTACCCATTGAACGGAAACTTGTTTGCGGTCAAAGAATGCTGCAAACGCTTTGGCGTCACCAACAAATCCGACAAGGTCGCCTTCTGATTTACCAATCACATCATCATCAAGGACTACAACTTCTTTACCGAGCAATTGTTTACCACTTGCTGCAGTAATTGAATCTTGCAAAAGGTAACGTCCATTTTTATCTTTGAGTTTATCCAATTCTGAATACATTGAAGCAGAGATAAAGAATTTCACGTCATAGACTTTTTTAATACCTTTATTGATTAAGTCTTTCAAACCGTCTACGCCAGTGATTGCTTTTGCGGGTGCAGATTGAAGGACAAGTGCAATATCTGCATTTTTTGTATTCAACGATTGATCTTGAATTTCATCCGAAATTAGGCCAGTTACATCGTAGTTGGCATCATCAATGACTTCTTGTGAAAGTGGAATGTAACCACGGCGTGTTGCTACAGAGTAGTCAATTTCAACCATTGTTGGGTTTGCAAGTTTTGGATTTTCTTCCAATTCTTTTACAGTGACCATCTTAGAACCTGATTTCGAAATCACTGGGAATTTACCAGAAGCTGAATTTACAGGT